TAACTTCTAGGTCACCCTTGATCTCAGGATCAAAGTCAAACTGCATATTGAAGCTAAAGAATGCTTTGGCTAGTGGTCCAAGCAGGTAGTCATCAATATTCTTTACGACAGTCCTAATGCTACCGTTGGCAGCAGACATAAGCATAGAAATGCCAGAGGCAGTACGACCAACTCCTGATACGCCTGTTTGACCATGAGCAAAGGAAGGGAAGCCAGTTGATTCATCTGCTAGTACTCTCGCCTTGTCGAACATCTGCATGTTCTCGTTAGATACGTTGGGGAACTTGGTGCCAAAGATAGCCTGTCCAGGTGCACCCCCCATTCTTCTCAGGACTTTACCTGGGTAAATGGATAGGTCTTGACCAGGAGCTAGGTTTGTTTCATCCACTTCGATAAGTAAATTACCCGAAAGTGCAGCATTATCTACACTCATCCTCATAAACCCATTCATTAGGGTCTGTGTATCATCCATATTCTCTGCTATACCTACCCCAAAGAATGAGTAAGGATTTACTTCGTATGGGACAGCATAGTACGGAAGGATAGCAGGAGTAAACGGATTCATTACAAGACGGATAACTTGACCATTACAGATCCAGATATTTACTGAAAGTTGGTCTTGATCTTTCAATTCTTTAGGAATGTCTACGTCATGATCTTTTAGAATGTCGGTATCGACATAACCCCAAAACTCAAGGACGTTATAACGTTCTGCTCTAGTCTCTTGATCTGCATCTTCCATGACTTGCTCCCACCACTCTTTAGTGTAGGATTCTCCAAGTTCGATAGCAGTATCAATAGAATTAGCTCTAAAGAAAGGTCTGTTCTTTAATGCTCTCATCTGAGAACGAGACATCTTATGACGTTCCACAACGTACTCTGCTTCATCCATGTTGTTAGCATCTGGATCAGGATAAAAGTTCCAGATAGAAACAGAAGCAGTCTGTGGGATAGTTTTGTACATAGGAGAGTAGTTACCCTCCTCATCCCAGTTAGGGTACTCTTTGTCTAAAGCAAATGGTCCCTTCATAATACCTGTACCAAAGAGAGCAGTCTCAAAGGCTGTGTTACGAAGTTGCTTACTTGCGTTAGATTCATCTAGCTGATCATGGATTTTCTTTTCCATTTTCTTAGCAGCTACAAGAGCAGGATGGAAAGTAGGTTGAGTAGGTGTAGTACCTTCACCCTCTTTCAACTGATCCATCACAGGCTCTAACTTTGATCTCATACCACCTAGACGTTCACGTAAATCAATTATTGTTTCACCTGGTCTAAGCTTTGAGTCTTCTTGACCTACTTCAGGTTGCTCCGTAGCTTTTTTGATCTGGGGGTTTGTCTCAAAGTGTACAGCCTCTGCGATACCATCAGGCAGTGTAGTAGGATTAATAGAGATAGGAAACTTGTGAGAACCAAACAGAACGTCTACAATCTGACCATAAGCAGCCAGAACTTTAGTCTTAGTTACTTTTACAAAGACACGAGACTTTTCTGTTGAAGTAAACTGTACGTCTGGTCCGTATATACCTCTGTAGTTCTGGTATGCTTTTATCCAACGTTGTTCGTCTGTGTATCTAGCTTTTTCAGCTTTACTATAACGATCCTCAACGAAACCCACAATGGTCCCTACAGTAGGATCATCAAACGTTTCAGAGTCTTTTGTATCTTCTATGTAGGAGGAACCTGCCTCATCCATAGACAATTCGTCTGATTCAAAAATGTCATCTTCTTCCATAGGTATTCCTTAATAACCAAATGTTGGGTCTGATGCCTGAAAGCCACTTCTCTGTGAAGAGGGATCAAAATCAAATATGTTGCTACGAGGTCTTGTCATAACACCGTATCTTAAAGCATCGTAGAGGTGATCCTCTGAATTGGTGTCTACATCCTCAGGGTTTCTTTTGTCTAGAGGAATAGAGGGAAGCTGAGATATAAGATGAGTGCAATTAGAAAATATGACAAGTCTTGGTTCCTCCGTAAACTCATCTGTTTGTAATCTTCTATGTATTTCGTTTTTACCTGCTACACGAGATCCTTTTGATCTGTCTGCAGGTCTCCAACGACAACCTCTCATAATCATCTGTTCAGCAAGACTAGGGCCAGTATCACCACGATTATGCCAAAGAGAAGAGTCAAGAACTCCATACCTAATCTTCTCCTCTTGTTCAATGTCCAGGATCATGTCAGCCAGATCTGTAGCTATTATCTTAGAAACATAAAGCTCTCTGTATACTATTAGCTGTTCAGACCCTGGAACAACTGCAAACCAGACTACACCAGTGTAAGAGCCATAGCCGTAATCACAAGCTCTGAAACGAACCCAGTTACTTGGTATGTCGTATGGATCAACAACGTGGATACGTCTGTTAAACTCTGGGAAAGCTGCTCCTTCGTTAATGTCCCAGTCACCTTCAAGCAACTGTCTTCGTTGATGCTCAGGCAGAGATAAAAGGTTGGCTTCATACATTCCATCTTCTGCTAGGTAGGGATTATCAAAAAGGGTAGCAGGAATAAACTTACGTTTAAAAAGAGGTTCATCCTCTCTACTATGACCTTTAGGCCATCTAATTACTTCACCGTGTTCATCTGTAGCCCAGAAAGGTTTATTAGGAGGGCTTGGGTCTAGGAAGTATTTACGAACCCATTGGTGACCTGGACCTCCTGGGTTGGAGGTAGCTCTCATATACAACGGTAAGCCTGAGGCTTTTGTTGAACGAAGACGTGACCTCATGTAGTTCCAAGCGTATGGTGTAGGCCACTGTGTAAGTTCGTCAAACCCAATCCAGTTAAAGGCTTGACCTTGGTATCTCATAACATCATCGTCCCTGTCAAGATAAGACATCCAGAGTGTTGCACCGTTAGGTGCTACCCAAGTCTTGTCCCTCTCCATGAAACGTATGCCTGGAATTGCTTGAGGATAAAGCTGCTTGCTTACAGATATAAGCTCTCTAAGCTCTTCTGTAGACCTACGAACAAGTAGCATTCGTGCATGTGGGTTTGCAAAGTACCTAACTGGGTCTGCAACCAACGAATAGCTTTTTCCACCACCTGCTGCCCCTCCATATAGGACTTCTTGTTCTGTTGCCGCTAGGAACCTAGTTTGTGGTCCTGGGTTTGGTTCGAAGATCACCTTTTGTTTGACCACAGAAGGGGCAACACTCTCCATCTCTGAGTTCAATGTACTCATCATCTGTGGCGAGGGTTCTGGTGTGCTTACCACCAAGTCTTTCTTCTTCGATCTTCTGGCTCTTCCTTGCCGCTTCTTTATACTTTTTGGCATACTGGCGGTAGTTGCTGGAAGCTCTTCGCCTTTTTTCTTCCATTCTGACACGTTTATATAACCCTACATGTGAGATGTTTCTACCAGACTGATCAGACAACCACCTAGCTACTTGTCTAACACTATAGTCTTGAAGAAACTTCTTTGCTTTTTCTAAAAGTTCTAGTTCTTCAGGGATGGGAATCAGAAGCATTTCGTCTTCTTCATCCTGTTTGTAACCAAATGGTACGTGTCTTCCTACTCTAATAACAGGATACCACTCTCCGTTTTCCCCTTGCAATGGTATCTGCCAGTCTACTTTAGTTGGGTGTGAAGCTTCTGATGCTCTTTTACTCATCTTCTTTTGCTGGTAGAATAAATAAAGGCTCAGAGGCTTTTACTTCTACCTTATCTGTTTTTGTAAATCCTGCACGATCTAGAATGTCTTTAGCTGCTAACATCTTTTCTTTTACACCTAGATCTGTGGGATCTGCCATAACAGAGAACATAGTATAAGCAGCTTTGGTAGACGATTGTGCTATGAACTTCTTTGTAAGGTCTGCAATCTCGTCTGTCAAGGCATTAACAATACCTGATGTAGAAACACCTTCAGCATACCCTGCAAGTTTTTTAGCAGCTACAGGGTCTCCTTTAGCCTCATCAAAAAGGACATCAAGGAACTTTTGCTGTTTTTCTGTTAAGTTTCTAGTCATTGTCGTGTCACCATATATAATACAAAAGCCATAATAACAACACCTACAACAAATAATATACCACCAAGTGTCCAAGTAATGATAGCTTCTTGTAGTTCTGCTTTACGGTACTCTTGTTCTTTCTTTTGTTTACGAATCTTTGCCTCGATTGCCACTAGCTCGTCCCAAGCCGATGGCCCCATCGTCCACGAAATATAGTCCTTGAGTTCTTTTCTCATGGACTCTGCTTTCTTCTTCGCAGCAAAAACTTCCATCGCCTCTGCTTCTACAGAGCCTCCAATGGATTTCCACCAAGGAGGATTCTTAACTTGTTTTTCAGCTTGGCCTAGATCTGCCATATGTCCTGCCCACTTTGTTAGTTGACTGGACATATCTTGCAGATCCTTGCCTATAGCAAACCCTTTCTTAAGGGCGTTGAAGGCGACAGTAGCCCCACCAATAATTGTAACTGGGTCCATTCGCC